CTATGATTGTTTTTCTATCATTATTAAGAATGTATCTTCGTCAATGACGGGGATGCCGAGCGACTTAGCTTTTTCGAGTTTGGCCGGACCCATGTTCTCTCCGGCGAGTACATAGTCGGTTTTTTTAGATATGGAGCCGCTGTTTTTGCCTCCGTTGTTTTCTATCAGTTCTTTGTACTCGTCACGCGAGTGCTTGCTGAATGTGCCGCTGATGACTATTGTTTTGCCGGCAAGGAGGTCAGACCGGTCTGCATCGACATTTTCCGGTACCGACATGTTAACTCCCGCGTCTTTCAGCCGTCTGACAATATTTCGGTTTTCTTGAACGCTGAAATATGATATTATACTTTCGGCAATGCGCGGTCCTATATCCTCTATGGCTGTAAGTTCATCGACGCTTGCTTCCATTATGCGGTCTATCGACTTCATGGCTCTTGCCAGTTTTTTTGCTCCGGTCTCGCCTACATACGGTATTGACAAGGCATAAAGCACTCGTTCAAAAGGCACCTCCTTTGAGGCCTCTACTCCTTCGAGAATGCGGTTTACGGTGCGTGGACCTATGCCGGGCAGCATTTTCATGGCTTCGGCATGTACTTCGAGTGTATACAGGTCGGCCGGATTTCTGACCCATCCGTTATTGTACAGTTCAACGACCATTTCTTCGCCGATGCCGTCAATATTCATCATGCGGCGTCCTACGTAGTGCTCTATGCGTCCGCATATCTGCGGCGGGCATCCCGATTTATTGGGGCATATCCAAGCCGCCTCGCCTTCGATTCTTATCAGAGGGGTTCCGCATACCGGACAGTTTTTGACAAACTCTACCGGTTCGGAGCCGGGTGCGCGCGAGTTTTTGTCCACGTCTGTTATTTTGGGTATTATCTCGCCTCCTTTTTCAACATAGAGCATGTCATGGTCATGAATGTCGAGAGTGCGTATTATGTCTTCGTTGTGCAGTGACGCACGCTTTACGACAGTGCCTGACAGGAGTACGGGTTCAAGATTGGCCACGGGCGTCACCACGCCTGTGCGTCCTACTTCAAATGATACAAACCGCAATTTTGTCAGCGCGCGCTCTGCCTTGAATTTGTAGGCTATGGCCCACCGGGGCGACTTTGCTGTAAAGCCAAGATTGAGCTGCTGTCTGCGGCTGTTTATCTTGAATACAAGTCCGTCGGTCGCTACGGGGAGTTCCTTGCGGGCTGTGTCCCAGTATTCTATGTAGCGGTCCACCGCTTCCATGTCATCGAGCAGCGTCATTTCTGGCGATACTTTGAAGCCCCATGAAGCGGCGGCTTTCATATTGTCATAGTGGTTGTCATAGGGCAGATTGTCGCCAAGCATAAAATATAGTATGGCGTCGAGTCCGCGTTTTGCCACTTCGGCCGAGTTCTGCATCTTGAGGGTTCCGGATGCTGCATTGCGCGGATTGGCAAACAGAGGCTCCTCGTTAAACTCGCGTTCGGCATTCAGTCGGTCAAATTCTTTCCACGGAAGCAATATCTCGCCGCGTATCTCAAATTCATCGGGCCATCCGCTGCCTTGAAGCTGAAGCGGTATGCTTTTTATGGTTATTACGTTGTCTGTCACTACGTCGCCCTGCTGTCCGTCACCGCGAGTTACAGCTCTTACCAGCCGTCCATGCTCATATGTAAGCGATATTGATGTGCCGTCGTACTTCATTTCGCCCACAATCTTGAAGTCTTCACCCATGAGGCCGTCTTTGGCGCGCCTTACGAAGTCGTTGACCTCTTCGATCGAATAGGTGTTGCCGAGCGAAAGCATGGGGCGTTTGTGGGCAATCTGGGTAAAAGCTTTGTTGATGTCGCTGCCTACTCTGTGTGTCGGCGAATATGGGTCGTCAAACTCGGGATGCTCTTTTTCAAGCTCTTCGAGTTCTTTCATCATGAAGTCGAAGTCCATGTCCGAAATTTCGGGAGCGTTCAGCACATAATAATTATGATTGTGGCGGTTGAGTTCTTCCCGCAGATGCAAAATTCGTTGTCTGGCAGAGTCCATAGGGCTTTATTTTAGATTACAAAGATAATCAATCGGCGTAATATTTATTCCGGTCGCGTAAAGAAAAGTATAAAGAAAAACAGGATGCGACACGAGCCGCATCCTGTATGATATACGATATGAGTTTTTTATTACATCATGCCGCCCATAGGCTGCGGTAGTAGTTTGTAATTCAAATGGATACATCGGTATTAGCGTTTTGTTCGACAATAATTCGATAACACATACTTACTTTAGGGCCATTATTGAGGTTAAGTCCGACATGTTTTCCACCACCTCATCTATAATAGTGGAGCGATAGAACGGACACTCTAAGACTCCAAGATTTTCGGCCTCGGTATATACTTTAGAGAAAAGTTTGCCCCTCTCTCGTTCAGTCTCCGGAATGCTGTCAGGGAATATGCGAATGAGACGACACCCCCAGCCTTTACAGTCGTTGGTCATAGAACACCAAGTTTCATCAGTGCGTCTCCTTGCGCAATTCTGCACCTCTCTACACATCATTCCTGAATATCGAAACCTAAGCGAGTTAATTATGGTCTGAACCCACCACGGCAAGATTAAGCTCAGTTTCTCTCTTGAGAACAGCCTCCTCTCTTGCTGCGACCTCGATTTCTCTACGTAGTACCTGATTTTCTCGGTCTCTTAAAATAGAGTCCTTCTCATCGAGGCGCTCCATAAGTATAAGGAGACGCTTAGACATCGACATCATTTCTGATAACTCTACCGACCCGCAAGATGATTGAACGCTGCTCCCTGCAGTTAAGACAGGCCCTTCTCCTGTATATAGGAAATGAGGATTAACCTGAGGGAACACCTTAGTAATAAGTTTTACCATATTGGGATTGAACTTTTGAGTACGACCACTACCGAGGTCGTATATTCGTTGGTAGTTAATCCCAAGCGCAGTGGCCAACTGGCCGGGAGTGAGGTGTAGTGCCTCAAGCAGTTGCTCTCGTATGGCTTTTGCGTCTACGCAATTCGCTAATTTTTCATCTTCTTTCATACTGGTGCAGTTATATGATTAGAACGCTTTGAAAACGCCCCGGGTTCTAATGTTAATAATTGTAAAATCACGTTTGTATGGCCGTATCTTTGATAAGATTTGATAGGATTTTTCAAATATTATCACTAACTTTGCACCACAAACATAATCAACAACATCTACAAAGATAAGCAAAAGCCTGCTTATAAGCAAATAAGTTTTACCTCTAAAGTTAACGAAGATGAGCAACAACGACAATCATCTCATTAAAGAAACCGCTCTCGGGACTGACACCATGTCGGCTCCGTGCGGTGTGCCTCCATGTAGCGATGAGGTTCAGCCACTACCGGTTGCCTCAACCCTACGAGGTCTCGCCATTGGCCAGAGTGTTACTTTCCCGATTGAGCAACGATCGACAGTTCTCAATACGATTTCCCGTTTTCGCTCTGACTATTCGCGTACTGGCTGGGACGCTACAACCGAGACTAACAAAAATCAGTTCAGTGTAATAGTAACTCGTGTCGGCTGATGTCGGAGCTGTCTATTAGACTGATGGCGCAAAAGTATCAATCCTTGCTGAGACGCACAGAGAGTATCCATGTCTCGTATAAGAAAGCCGTTAAACTTGTCGGCGGCGAAAAGAGATTAGAGCGACTCATGCTGGCTGAAAAGGTGAGATACACTAAGCCGGACGGCAACCCTAATACCATGTGGAGATTTAATCTTTCCGATATTATCAGGAATGTCAAGCCTCTCACAGACGGAGCGCAAATTTGCGAAATTCTCGCCTGTGAAAATCTTGTATAAGATACAATATCCGCATTTCGTAGACCCGATAGACGTAAAGTCTCAATCCTTAGAGTGGTTGCAAATATTATCAAATCTACAAGATTTTACAAAATGGAATAAAACGATGGAAGAACAAAAGACTCCACAGATTTATGGCGCACTGGCTGCCATTATGGAGGAGACCAAGGCCATAGCAAAGACGGAGAAGAACAACGGGCAGAATTTCATGTTCCGTGGTATCGACAATGTTATGAATGGACTCCACGACCTATTCGCAAAGAATAGAGTTATCATTCTCAATGAGGTACTGGACTACACAGTAACCGAGAAGGTAACTGAGAAAACCTACAACGGCCAAAAGACGGTCTCCATACTCTACTACACAAGAGCAAAAATCAAGTTTCATTTTCTCGCCGTCGACGGCTCTGAGGTTACAACGACCAACGTGGGCGAGGCTATGGACTCCGGGGATAAAGGAATGAACAAAGCCATGAGCGCCGCTCTCAAGTATGCGCTACTCCAGATGTTCCTTATCCCGACTGCTGAGGAAAAAGACCCCGACAGCCAAACTCCCCCTGAAACTCGCCCACACACCATTAAAGAAATAGCAGACTCTCTCGATCCTGTCAAAGATGCAGAACTCGTAGAGGCCTTGAACTCTATTATCTCATGTGCAGACATAACAGCACTCAAGGCTGTGTGGTCTCAGTATAGTAGCAAATTCTCACAAAACCCCACATTCTCAACGTGCATGAGCACGAGGAAAAAAGAACTCGGCCTATGATTGAAAACAAAGAACTAATCAAGTCCGCAGTGGTGTTCAACGAGATTAACCACTCGTACACCTATCTCGGCACAAGTCTAACCGGCGTAACATCTATTTTGTCTCGCACCATATTCAGGGATAAGTATAACGGTATCCCCAAAGAGGTGCTAAACAAAGCGGCCGAATACGGGCATAATATCCATGAGCAAATAGAAATCGTCGATAGCATGGGAGTTACAAGCGACACTCCGGCTGTTCAGGATTATATAAGAATAAGAACCGAGGCCAAGTTGACTCCGATAGCCAACGAGTATCTGATTTCAGATGAGGAGTATATGGCCAGTTCAATCGACGTACTCTATGGAGAGGAAAACTACCATGAGGTAGGAGTTGACATTTGCGATGTAAAGACTACATCGAAACTGGATATGGAATACCTCTCGTGGCAGTTGTCGATATACGCCTATCTCTTTGAAAAGCAGAACCCACACCTTAAAGTGCGCCGTTTGCTGGCTATGTGGCTCCCCAAGCCTAAGTATGGCCGGTCGGCTTTGGTTGAGGTGCTACGCAAACCTAAAGAGGCAATCGACGTACTCATCAAGTGGGACAAATCTATCAATAATCAACAACAGTTTTAAGTTATGGCAAATTCAATCGTCGGCCAGATCATCAGCATCGGCCAAACTCAGAGCCTGACCTCGAAAAGTGGGACGGCGTTCACAAAACGCGATGTAATAATCTCAGTGCGTCGCTTTGACCCCAACACCGGCGAACCGGTGAACGACTATGAGAATACCCCTCTATTCTCATTCATGGGAGACCGCTGCAAAGACCTCGACCAATTTCAGGTAGGTCAGAACGTAGAGATTTCCTTTGACCTCACTGGTCGCAAGTACACCCCCGAGGGCGGCACTGAAAAAATCATCAACGACGTGCGCCCCTACAAGATTGAACTCTACGGGCGCAGCGCAGCCTCTACCGCTACTGCGGCTCAGGCGCCGGATCAGCAAAATGGCCAGTATTCCACTGGCCAACAGCAACAGAATGTCGGTCAAGTTTACGATCAACCGGCACAGCCTGCTGGTGGCTATGTTCCCCCTATGGGCGGTGCCGCCACGACTCCCAACCAGATACAGAACCCGCCGCGTGGTGGTAACGATCAGTTATTCTGACCATGCTCTACGACAACTCCAATCCGCTCCAACGAGAGAATTTTCTCGCTCGTGCAAACCTCCTCGCTAAACGCGGGGAGGTAGTGGAGTTGCGGTCCAAAAGACAACGCACCCTTAATCAGAATGCCTACCTGCACGTCTTACTGAGTTATTTCGCAGTGCAGTATGGCGAGACGGCAGATTATGTCAAGGACGAGTATTTCAAAAAGTTGGTCAACCCTAATCACTTTGTAGTAAGTCAAGGGATAGACAAATTTACTGGAAGGCCTCGCATAAAATGCAAGTCAACCTCTGACCTCACTATAGAGGAAATGTCAGTGTGCATTGACCGATTTCGTAATTGGTCGTCTAAAGAGGCCGGCATATATCTCCCCACAGCAGAGGAAGGTATTTTGCTCCGGCAATGCGAAATAGAAATATCCCAAGCAGAGAGATACTTATGATATATAAACTACGCGACTATCAGCAAGAGGCGAGTGATGCCTCAATCCGTTTCTTTCGGAATGGAACGGAACGCAACGGTATTCTGATACTCCCCACCGGTAGCGGAAAATCGTTGTGTATTGCAGATATCGCTCATAGGCTCGATGGGAACGTGTTAGTATTTCAGCCGAGTAAGGAAATTCTGGAGCAGAACTATAATAAGTTGCGCGGTTATGGTGTTGAGGATTGCTCAATCTATTCTGCCTCATTTAGAAAGAAAGAGATTAACCGAATTACATTCGCCACCATAGGTAGCGTAAAAGCTCATATGGAGGATTTCAACCATTTCAGATACATCATTATCGACGAATGCCACCAAGTTAATGCAGAAGAAGGAATGTATCGCAGTTTCTTTGACTGCGCCAAGCGCAAGATACTCGGATTAACAGCCACTCCCTATCGCCTGTATTCATCGGTCCAGTATTATGACAAAGAGGGAAAGATAGTCTATAGGCCAAGAGATGAGGAAGGACAGCAAGCATTTGATGAGAGACTTGCCAATCGAGAACTCAGCATGGATAATAAGTGTATCCTGAAATTCATCACGAGGACGAGGACAAGAGTATTCCACGATATTGTTTACCACGTCGATATATTAACGCTCCTGCAAAGAGGCTACCTCGCCAACCTCAGATATTTTGACCTGTCCTTAATGAGTCATGCCGCTATCATGAGAAATAGTACAGGGCGAGATTTTGATGACAGCGCTTTGCAGAGTCAGTATAAGCAGGTCAACTTAGCACAACATCTGATAAATATTGTCAGAAGATTGCAGAACCCCAAAGATGGCCGGCCGAGGAAAGGAATACTGGTCTTTACCAAGTTTATAGACGAGTCAGAAATGCTCTGCAATAATATTGAGGGGTGTGCCATGATAACCGGAGCAACCAAAAAGAAAGAACGAGAGAGAATACTGAAAGATTTCAAAGAAGGACGTATCAAGGTGGTAACTAACGTAGGTGTCTTAACTACTGGCTTTGATTATCCTGAACTCGATACCGTTGTAATGGCTCGCCCTACAATGTCGTTGGCTCTATACTACCAGATAGTAGGTAGGGCCATAAGACCACACCCCGAAAAAGAGTCAGCATGGATTGTCGATCTATGCGGTAACTATAAGAGATTTGGCCGAGTGGAGGACTTGCATTTGGCTGAGCCTCGTGCCGGCGAATATATCATTACCGGCATGCCTGAAAATAAAGTCAAGCAACTCACTAATATCTATTTTTGATATGGCCAAAGATACCTATAACAAAAGATTGCTCAACGCTATTATAGAGGGTAAGGACACGAGTGCTATTACCTCTAAAAAACTCGTTCAGAGTATGCAGTCTGAAAGTCAGATACAGCAATCGTGTATTCAGTGGTTTCAGTACGCATACCCTCAATTATGGCAGGACGGTATGCTCTATCATAATGCTAATGAAGGCATACGGCCCGGCGGTCAGGGCAGACGCATAAAGAGAGAGGGATTGAGAAAAGGTGTCGCAGACCTGTGTCTCTCAGTTCCTCGAAAGGGATATGGAGCACTCTACATAGAAATGAAGAAACCCGGTGGCAGAATATCTCCGGAACAAAAAGCATGGGGAGAGGCGGCTATTAAGCATGGCAACCTGTGGGTTGTCTGCTATTCAAGGGATGAGTTTGAAAAGGTTGTCAATGACTACCTAAGACAAGATGAACCATGAAAAATTAGTGGCCATGAGTGAGGACGTAGGGTGGATAAAGTTATCCCGAAAACTATTGCAATCCAAGTATTATTTAGGCGAGAAATTCACTCGGCCGATGTGTTGGATTGACCTCTTGCTGCTTGCAGAGTGGCGATCTGAGCGCACGTTTTTTCATAGAGGCATTCAGGTTGTAGTTAAGAGGGGGCAGATAGCAATGTCCCTCGATGAACTGCACAAGAGGTGGAACCTGTCAGTTAATACGGTACGTCGGAGACTCGATGAAATGAGGAAAGACGGACGTATTGAGTGGATTACTGATAACGTGATTTCAAGGATAACAATTATCAACTACGAAAAATATCAAGGAACAGACAGTGTGTCGGAAACCAAGCAGGAGCAGAGAGATACTCCCTCTGCACCCTGTAATGCTGATATAGAGCCTATCAAAGTTGAGCACCAGAGCCAAGTAGAGGATGCTGACGTAATTGAGGCTGACACAGTGTTGCCGGACTTGCCACCTGTAAAAGAAAAGATAAATGTAGATTGTGAGTTTGTCCTGCGTTTGTATCATCATCTTTGCCCGTCTCTCCCGAAAGTCCTCAAATTGTCGGATAAGCGGAAAACAAAAATACGCATTAGGTTTGAGGAGATGAACTGCGACTATGAGGTTCTGCAGACAGTGTTTGAAAAGGCTGAGACGTCCAGATTTATGAGGGGCGATAACAACCGTGGGTGGAAAGCAGATTTCGATTGGATTTTCACAAACGGAACGAACTGGGTTAAGATACTCGAAGGCAAATATGATAATAAAGACCAAATTATAACACCTATAATACGAAACGATAATGGAGCATCAATTACAGCCGTTGGCCAACCGGAATACAGGAGTGGCCAAGCGGGGCAATGTCAATCCTCTGCAAGCCAGCGTCAGCGAATGTCTGTCGTTGCTACACTCGCAAAGATTACCGCAGAGCAAGAGGGAGGAAATTTCCCCCCGGGCGTTGGCTCTGAGGGAGAATTATAAAGCAGTAGATATTGCGGCAACATATCCATCTGGATTGCAGACGGCACTGGTGGCTTGTCGAGACATCGACACCTTACATAAAGTTAAAGATACGCCTACGTTCTGCATGATAGAGCAAGCCTTTGGATTGGAGTTTCTCAGTAGAGTATGGGTCAAGGCTCAGATTATAGAGGTCAACGATTTTGTGGGTACGAAAACGAAATTGAGCGATGAGCAACTTGATACTCTTTCTGACCAAATAGCTCTCGAGTATGGAGACTTGAACCTGTTAGAGTTTATCTGTTTCTGCTCTCGTCTGCGTAGCGGTAAGTATGAGTCTTTCTATGGCTCGGTTGACCCTATGCAGATAACCAAGTCTCTCCAAGATTTCTATGAGGATCGCAGAGATGATATAAACAGAGCGTGGCAGGCCGAAGAAAAGGCTCGAACTGAGAGAGAATGGGAAGAGAGTCGAAAGAATGCGATTAGTTTCGATGAGTTTTGGGCGACCCTGAACGATGAACAAAAAGCAGCAAGCCCATTCAAGCCACTATCTGAGCAGGAGGGTCATAAAAAGTCGTTCATGGAACGAGTAACCGGCCTATTCACTGATAAGGATTGATACCTCAAAACTTGCATATAAGATAATCAAGTTAGCAAAAGTTAAATCTTCAATTATTTGCTGCAAGTATCAGATTTTTAGGTATTTACGTTTGTGTATATGATAATTTTTCACTACCTTTGTAGTACAAAAATAAAACATAACACCTCAAACAAAACGATATGAAAGCATATAAAATTACCATTATAATTCGCGCACTTGGCGGAACCGATACCTTCAGAGTGAGCGCAGAAAATTGCGAAGATGCATACGACAAAGCACTTGAAGTTATGCGAGAATATTGGGACGATGATGCTGGAGCCTACATCGACAATATAGAGGAAGCAGAAGATTAAATAAATTGAGATGTATCCCGATGGAAGATAAAATAGAAACTAAAAAAGTACAGGTGGAGATTGTAGAAACTCTCCGACGTGTGGTAACAGTTGAAGTTGCCATAATACCTGGGGTATGTGATGTTGAGAATGTCGCTATAAATATAGCAAACAGAATGTACCGGGATGAGGAAATAGTGCTTGACTCAGGCGACTATGTTTGTACCTCAATCAATGTAATAAGCAAATAAGTAACCCCTCAATAAACGAAACATGACAGCAACTAAGAAAGACCCCTTTAAAGAGGTAATCAAGGCCTATCTCGATAAATTGGCCGCAACCGATGAGCTTTTCGCCAAGTCCTATGCAAAGGAAAGTAAGAACATCGACGAGTGTGTCAAGTTCATCTATCAGGAAGTCAAGAAATCCGGCAGATGTGGTTTCAACGACGATGAGATTTTCAACATGGCCGTCCACTATTATGACGAGGACGACCTCGGTAAGATAACCGGAACCAACGGTAAGGTGGTAGTAAATCATGCCATTCAGTTGACTGAGGAAGAAAAAGAGGCTGCGAAAGCAAGAGCACTCGCTGATTTTGAGGCTGCTGAAAAACGTCGTCTGGAAAACGCATCTAAACCGGCCCCGGCGTCTGCACCTGCACCCAAGCAGAAACCAAAGAAAGAGGCCAAGCCTACAGCGCCAAGTTCCCCGAGTCTGTTCGATTTTGCTATGGACGAAGATGAGACCGAGGACTAAGTTGCAACGAGAGGTAGCAGGCCTGTTTCCAAAACTGCCTGACCTCACAGGAGCTCAGAAAGAATGGCTCCTGAAGAAGTGCCACCTGATGAAAGGCTTTCACTGCGCCGGCCAAACGTGGTGTGTGAATTGTGGCCACGTCGATGGCTCTCCTACGGTATTTGAGAAAGGCGTAAAAGAACTCAAGAACTATGTTTGCCCTCATTGCGGAGCAACGCTCACAGTGGAGCGTAGCAGTAAGCGAAAGTATGAAGATAGGCAATATGCCACCATAATTACGACTTTCGGCGGTTGGCAAGTGTTCCGGCATTTTCATCTGCGCTATTACAGCATGAAAGGTGAGGAAACTCGTGTATGGTATGCAGAGGTAGTTCAGGAATGGCTGAACGCAAATGGCAAGATAGTAAATGTAGCATTGCCCCAGCGTGGATTAGGTGGTGGCAGCGACCCGTGGAATTTCCATGAAAAATTAGAGATACGCGAGGATCGTAGACTCTCTTACTATGGGGATAAGTATGTAGTTTGGACGAATTTCATCTATCCACAAGTACGAGTGTTACCTATTCTCCGCAGGAATGGTTTTACCAAAGAGGCTGCTGACGTAGCCATGCCTCCGAGTGTCCTTGCAAAGAAACTGCTCTATGACAACGAATGTGAGTATCTGATAAAGACAAAACAGTATGGACTGGCTCATATCCTGAAATACCGCAGGGATACTACCATAACCACATATCGCCATGCAATCAATATAGTTATTCGCAACGGTTACAGGATTAAGGACGCTACTATGTGGCTGGACTATCTCGACCTCTTAGAGTATTTCCACCTCGACACTCATAATTCTCATTACGTCTGCCCCAAGAACCTCCAAAAAGAGCATGATAATCTCACAAGGAGAAAGAAACGAATAGAGGAAAAGCGCAGACTCGAGCAACGTATCAAAGAGGCCGCAAAATGGGAGAAAGAATATGCCAAGATGAAAGGCGCGTATTTTGGGATATGTTTTGGCAACGAGCATATCCAGATATCCGTGATAACATCAGTGGCCGCAATCGCAGAAGAAGGAGAGAAAATGCACCACTGCGTATATCAGGCCGGCTATTACAAAAGGAAGGATAGCCTAATCCTGACAGCAAGAGATTCGGCCGGCAATCGCCTCGAGACAATTGAACTTTCCCTGAGAACATTTGAGATTGTTCAATCAAGGGGTCTGCAGAATAAGCCTACTCCATTCCACGACGATATAATCAAGTTGGTGCAAGATAATATTGGCCTCATTCAAAAAGCGAAGAATGCGGCATGACTCTTATATCAAAACTTGTAAATAAGATAATCTTTGCTTATATAGGCATATCCAAAACTACCAATGAGCAAACAGAAATCCAAGACAGTAAAAGTTTACGCCGGCACTGACATTGTGATGTGTGCGCCAAGCCATCCGGTATCGATTGTACTGCAGGCCAAGAGAACAATCGACAGGATTGTAGAAAGTGAAGATAGTGAGTTTCAGCTTAACTGCAATTCGGTTGAGGGTTTGATGATGTTCGAGAGATACGGCTGTTTGGTTCGTGGCCTAAATGTGCTGTATCTCCTGAACGGTAAAGCCGTAGATTACCAGTCTGCACTTGCAGACCTATCAAGGGGAGAAGAATTGATTGAAGAAATAATAACGGATAATACGAAATGAACTTTTTAGACATATACCAGCCACCATTCAGGGCCGTAGGAACTATGATATTCTCGGCTAATAACGTGATGTCTCTCATGGCTCTAAACCTTTACCACTGCCCTGAAAAGATGATGGATCGTACAGTAGATATCCTTAATGGCAAAAGCTCTGCGGTAGGCAACCCAGATGTCGGCTGTGATGGTGGAGAGATTTATGTCAATGGCGACCCCTTCCTCGTCGTCCGTGGCTGGGGACATTTGATTGGCTCAGGTGCATTAAACCTCCCGGAGAATGAGGCCGCCAAGATACAAGATGAATTTGCGGTATGGGTCGTGAGAAAAATACGAGGAGAAATCTAAAGTTTATTCGATATGAAGAAAGTTTATTCGATATGAAGAATGTATGGAACTTTATAGAAACAGCGATACTCACGATGCTTGTTATCGCTGTTTCCGGTCTGCTCCTGATTATCGGGATATTCGTTGACCCACCGTGGAGAAAAAGATAAGCTCCTCAATCCTCAAAGCAAATAAGTAACACCCCAATACATCAACAAGATGAAGAAAAGATTTATAACCAAAGGAGCGAGTGCCAAACGAGTGCTGTTCCTAATCCAAACAGTTTTAATGTCGCCGGTGCTTTTGCCCCTGCTCGTGCTGAACGTTATATCAGATATGACACTCGATGGGTGGGGAGAATATCGCCGTTGGTTTGTCGGATCTGCCAGAGGCGGCAAGAAGGCGTCCAAATGACGGGCCAAAATCCTTTTACTGGACTGCCACCGCCCACCGGTAAACAAAGAAAGCAAGCCGGTCCTCACGGATAAGCTTGCTTATAAGCAAATAAGTTGTACCCCAATAAACGAAGATGACCCCCACGAATGGAGGATTTCGATTATGGAATAAAACTTAGTGCAAAAGTACGAAGAAAATAGCATAAATGCAAATCCTCCGCAACTTAAACACTATATAACAAAACATTAAATCGAGGAAAATTGTTTAGAAACGACGTGAATTCATACCGCAAAGTTTGTAATAATGATAATATTTGCGTAACTTTGCACTATCTAAATGACCATTCTATGATACGAAAAGCATTAAAGCAGAAAATGACCGACTCCGACATGACACAGAAAGAGTTTAGCACATATCTTGGGATTGCTCCAAGCAATTTCAACGCTTTTCTGAATGGAACTCGGTCGCTCCCTTATGGGACGCTTATCAAGGCTCTTGACAAGTTAAATCTTTCAGTCGGCCGGCATGGTGCTCGTATGGCCTCATTGCCACCCACGGAATTGTCGGAGATTTTCAAGTCTCATGCCGCTGTGTCTGGAATGAAGATTAAGGAAATAGCAGAAAAGGCCGGAGTTGACAACACCTGCCTGACCTCATTCCTCAACGGCTACAGGACTATGCCGGTCAAGAACCTCGAAAAAGTAATGGAGATATTGAAACTCGATGTCGTCTCATACATCAATCCTCGCAAGAAATCAGCATGAAAATCTATACATCATACTTCGGCAATAAGAAGGCACTTGATAAGGCCGGCATAATGGTAGTGAGTGTTGCTCGCTGGCAGCCTCGCTATTGTCCTGTTGCCTGTGTCATGCTCGATGTGGCGCCCACGGTCTATATGCTCAAAGAGGCCACCTCTGAACAATACGACGCAGAGTATCAGAAAATACTCTCACGACTGGATGTGCCCGGGTTTATCAAGAGACTCGAAATAGCCAGTGGTGGCAAAGATGTTGCTCTCTGCTGCTATGAAAAGCCGGGAGAATTCTGCCACCGGCATGTGCTGGCTGAATATCTGACCAAGCAAACAGGCATCGAAATCGAGGAGTTTGTGGCTGCTCCACCAACGCCACTTCCTCCCAAGATCGACACGCCCTCACTCTTTGACGGTTTCTAAGATAACGGCGAGTGGGTATGGGAAACCAACCACTCGCCAATATGCGGGAGTAGCACAGAGGTTAATGCGCTGGCTTTCCAAGTCAGAGTCCGAGGTTCGACTCCTCGCTCCCGCTCCAATCATTATCAGCAATGAAAGTAGTTTACGACATAAGTGCAATTACAATGAATATCCTGAGGGCAAAGGAGCTCTTAGGATTACCTGTTGTGCTGATGTTCAAAGACTTTTACGAGGAACTGGCCGAGTATCTTCCTGAAAATCTAACAGACGGCTGTTGGTCGTTAAATCTCCCTGAGTCGAATTGCTATTGCCTGTATTCCGCAGGGTTTAGTCATTCCGGCGCAATGGTAGTAGACTCCAAAAATGCTGAATATCTGTATGAGAAATACGGCATAAGTAGGTTCTACATTCCAGTGGACTGCGGAGACGGCAGAGAGGGCCTTACTCTGAAACAAGCATTTCGAGTGGCCGATGAACTGACTGAGCACCCGTGGGCTGAGGTTTACGGACTGATAACCTCGGGGTGCATGAACTCTGCGGCCCCGACTCGTGAGAGACTTGATAAGATTTGGCAAGTAATGTCTGCTGCCTCGGCAGAAGGTCTAAGCCTTGGTGGTAGTTATTGGATAGGTAGAGAACCACTCCCAGATTACATCAAAGAGGTGCGTATCGGCGAGTATATGCTTTTCGGGACTATCCCTTATTGCTATGACGCAAGCAAGATCGGCCCCAACGGAGTGTGGATTTATGCTAAAGTAGTAGCGGTCTATCCTGAGCGTAAGCAGCTGATCGTAGACTGCGGATATAAATATGCTGACCTCTCGAAATGCACCATACAAAGCGGAGGAGTGAAGTTTGTCGATAGTTCAAGCGAGTATTCGGTATTCTCATACGAAACTCCTATCTACAAAGTAGGAGATACCCTGCACTTTATCCCTAATTATAAATCCTTAGTAACTCTAAGAAATGCAAGAACCGAATATCGAAAATAGCCTACAGCCAATAACGGCCCGGACCTTTGGTTTGGAACTGGAATTTGCGGACGTGGAGAAAGCGAAAGTTTATCTTCCCGACGGCTATTCATGGAGTAAAGAGGAGAAGATAACCAACACTGATAAGAGCAATGGCACTTATTCAGCAAAGAGAGGTGGAGAAATCAACACACCGCCCCTCAGGTTGTGTGGCTCTAATATTCGGACTCTGAGAAAAGTATTTGAGTCAGCACTGGCCGCTGACGGTAAGGTAACGTGGGTGTCCTCTATCCATGTTCATATCCATATAGCAGACCTTGAGTTAGAGGATATAAAGAAACTCATCTATCTATCATATTACGCAGCGCCCTATATTCTGGAATATGGAAACGTGCCGGAGTGGAACAAAATTTGTTTCCTCATGCCGTCGACGACACTTGCAGATGTCGAGAAGGTGCGCTCTGTCAGCAATCTCGATGCCCTGTTCACTGCCTATGAGGATAGCACTGCCAAAGGCTACAAAAGATGTCTTGTCAATGCCATTTCGTATTTCAAGAGAAAAACGGTAGAGTTTAGAATATTCAACGGCACTCGTAACTTTGATGAGGTAGTGGCCGCTATTATGTTCGCCTATCGGTATGTGGATTTTGCTCTGAAACACACTGAGGACGATTACAAGCTGTTGAACTCGTATGAGCAGTTTGTCAATGCTCTCAAGTTAAGAATGGCAGTACCTAAGCCTATCTCCCCTATGATATTCTCAGGAGACCAGCGCCACCCGATTGAGAGTTATATCAGCAAGAGATGTGACCTCAATTCAAAGCTGATTTCCGTGCTGATCGAAAACTCTCCTGAAGAAATTGCGCTCGTCAATCCTTACCTCTACTCACTGGAAATGCGTCTGCATAGCCATAAGAAACTGACGATATACAACACGAATGAGTTAAATCATTTGTTGTGGCTCGTGGCCAATGGAGCGCAGACAATTCATTTCCGTGGCCGTGCTGATTTCCTTGAGCCATTCAACGATGGAACGCCGGCCCGGAACATTACCCTGCTGATGATATACAACAGGGTACGAAAGTATTTTGCCGACAACGATTACTGCAGAACCCACCTCGATGCTATCAAGGAGTGTATTGAGGCATCGGTGGAAAGTATGGCTAAGTCGAGTCAGTTAATGGTCGACACTCTGACCTCATGCAAGTATGTATTCGGAAATCTAAGGGACGCAATCGCCAATGAGAAGTTTGTGTTTTACCAAATAGATGACTACGGCAAACTGCGCTCGACAATCTACTCCCTCAAAAAAGACAGCGACTATGAGGATAATTGGGAGGCTCCGGCCCCCATGTCCTACTACGAAATAGTGGAGACCCTGCCAGATGATGTAACGCTGGCTCTCGCAAGTTATAACGAGCACCTCGACATACCAAAGTTGGCTCAGACCGGCAAGACAGTATTCTACTGCACCAATCCTCAGCCAAAAGCAAAGGTGTCAGTTAAGAACGACGGCAAGTTATTTGCAGTTGACCTGCCTGAGCCTCCTGATGATTTGGTTATCGACGACCCCAAGTTGCTCAAGATATGTGCCGTGAACCCCTCGGCATTCGGAGTATTGCAGAGGAGATATATACACAAGGTGCATAAAGTCATGCTCCCTCGTTTCGCATATTTCGTCATGTATGACAAGTACGTTCTCGGTGCATTTGGTTTCGATGAGGCCAGACGTGACCACTCCAAGTGGGGAATATGGCTCGTGTCGGATTTTTGCACGAATAACAACGTGCCACGACTGGCTAAGCTGATACTTCTGTGTATAAAGAGTAAGTTGGCCAAGAAACTACTCTCCCGTGCGAGAATGGAGGAAACCAACATCTGCTTTACGAAAGTTTACACGTCTAAGCCGGTAAGTATGAAATACCGTGGTCTATTTAAGAAAGTCAAGCAGGATGAGCCAAGTAATCATTTGCTCTACATTTCAGACCTCGGAACGGAAGCGAATTACGAAACAATCATTCAAAAATACCTGAAATATGTCAAAGGATAGTTTGCTGCAGAACGATAAATGGAAGTTTGCCTCCGTCGATGTATCATTGTTCGATGAGGCAGAGGAAAACGCCAACGAAATGACCAAAGAGGAATACGATCAGTTGGTAAACAACATTCGTACCTCCGGCGGTTTGAGCAGTGCTATATCGGCAGTCAAGAAACTTGACGGTCGGTATCTCCTTTTCAGTGGCCACCACAGACTGAGGGCCTGCAAAGACCTCTCAATCCGTAAGGTGCCGTGCGTTTATGCTGATGAGATGGATATGGATGAGGACGAAAGGATAGCTCTCCAACTCTCTCATAACTCACTGCACGGTCAGGACAATCAGGGTATTTTGAAACGACTGTTTGCTCAAATCCAAAGCGTGGATTATAAGAAGTTCGCACATATCAACATTGATGAGATAAAGCCTATAAGCACTGAGGCGGTGTCCTTCACGCCCATGACTCAGAACTACACCGTGTCCTTTGTCCTCTACTCAAAAGACCTCGATGCGGCCGAGGAATTGATAGGAGATATTCGGTCGGCAGCTCGTACTTCTGATGTAGTTATCTGTGCGGACGGAGAAGAAACAGAGGAACAGTTTTTGAAACTGCTCGGAGAGGTACGTAATAAATACGACATTCGCTCCTCGCATATCACATTCGCAAAAATACTGGAACTCGCTAAACTCGCATTAGACCATGACCTCGCCTCGACTGATAATTCTAACGACTGAAAGAGAGAAATTCCGTCTGGCCAACGCAGATAGGGTTAAGATGATGTCCGAGGCTCTCAAGTCTCGGTACAATGTCTGTGTAGCCGTGGAACTCACAGAAGCTCTGATTGAGTCGCTGACTGCTGATGATGTCCTCTTTGTGCGCTCGAAGGTAGTTGCCCTGACTGAACGTGCCTTGTCGCTGAAAAACAAGTGCCGAGTGCTGATCGAAAGTCCCTGTGCGATTTTTGCCGATGACAACAAAGAGACGTTCAAGGTGCTCTGCCGGAAAATGGGCGTTGACACCCCTAAGTCATATTACGACCTATCGCAGTTAGAATACCCGGTTTTTGTCAAGCCAGCCAATCTCGGTGACAGCATAGGGATAGATGAGACCTCTCTTTGCTATACCAAGTATGAGGCCAAGACGAAATGTGAGGAACTCCTGACCAAGTACGATGCTATCCCGATGATAGAGCCTTACATCGTGGGAGAGGAATACACAGTCGCAGTTCTATATCACAATGGTAACTGCTACACCGCTCCGCTTTACCTCACTTGCGGAAATGTTGCTCTGACCTACGATGTCAAACAGCAAGACTCAGAAACGATGGCTCGTGTCCTCGATGTCAATAATGAACTGGACTCACTGGCTAAAAAGATAGCAGACCGTATAGGGGTGGCTCGAATGTGCCGGATTGATTTCATTCGGGACTGCTCAGGAAAGTACCATGCCTTAGAGATAAACGTATTCCCCGGATTGGGAGAGAATGGCTATATGTTCCAAGCGCTCAGCAGAGATTTTGGCTGGAACTATGAGCAATTTTTGACTATGGCAATAGGTCATGAACCTAACCCACTGACGGGCCGCTAAGTTAACAAATTAGACATAAAAAAATGGAACCCCAAGACAAGCATGAAGTAGAGAAACGAGGTCGGTATAAGAATATCGACAACGAAAGGATTGCCGCCGTCTTTGCTAAGAAAGGTTGCAATATGTCGGCCACTGCAGACGCATTAAATGTCAGCAGGGCGACGCTATACAACTGGCGTAATGAGGACTCTGAACTGAATGAAATGATGACAGACGCAGAGGAGTCACTCATAGACTTCTCTGAGTCTAAGTTGATTGAGTCTATCCAAGAAGGCAACTTGACAGCAATAATCTTCCACCTCAAGACAAAAGGTAAGAGCCGTGGATATGTCGAAGGACAGGAGATTAAGGCTACAGTGGCCGCGACTAAACCTTTGACCCAAGAAGAGGCACAAGCATTCCTACGCGACCTTGAGAATAAATACTAATGGAATATTCCGAAGATGACCTCCTCAGAAAGTGGCTACTCAGCGACTCCCTAAATTTTTCCCGGTTTTTCTTTCAACACCAGAATAACGGGAAAAAGTTCGTCATAGGCAAACATCACCGGCTAATCTGCGACAAACTCAATCTCGTCTTACAGGGTAAGATCAGGAGGCTCTTGATTAACATTGCTCCCCGATACAGCAAAACGCAGATTGCGGTTAAGGGGTTCATTTCAAATGGACTGGCCATAAATCCAGCCTCAAAGTTTATACACTTATCATATTCCAGTAACCTCGCGCTCGATAATTCAATCGCCATAAAAAATACGGTAGAGTCAGAGGAGTTTCAACGACTATTTCCTATGAGAATAGGTATGAATAGAGATACCAGTTCTCAGTGGGATACAGATGCCGGCGGTGGTGTCTATGCGACGTCATCGCTCGGACAGGTTACGGGTTTTGGCGCTGGTGCTGTAGAGAATGAGGGAGAGACAAATCCGATATTCAGTGGTGCTATAGTAATTGACGACCCGATAAAACCTGCGGACGCATTAAATGAGAACAGCCGTGAGGCAGTCAATAGGCATTTTGAGACCACTATCCGAAATCGTGTCAATTCTCGCTTTACCCCGATAGTTGTTATAATGCAGCGACTCCATGAACAGGACCTTTGTGGCTATCTTATGTCGATTGAGCCTGATGAGTGGGAGGTCCTGAGTATTCCATGTCTTGAGATAGATGATGAGGGTAACGAGACAGCTCTATGGGAGTTTAAGCATACAGTAGAGGAATTGCACAAGATTGAGGCCGCTAATCAGTTTGTGTTCGAGACTCAGTATATGCAGAACCCCAAGCCTCTTGAGGGCCTGATGTATTCTCATTTCAGGACCTACGAGACTCTGCCTATTGAGCCGGGCCTCCGGAAGAACTATACAGATACGGCCGACTCCGGCAAAGACTTCCTCTGCTCAGTCTGCTATGTCGAGTATAAGGACGCTATGTACGTTACTGATGTCCTCTATACTGATAAGCCGATGGAATATACAGAACCTAAGACCGCTGAGATGCTTTTACGAAACGGCACCATACTCGCAAAGATTGAGAGTAACAATGGAGGCCGTGGATTTTGTCGAAATGTAGAAAAGGCGGTTAGAACAGTTAATACCCCTCTGGCGCGAAAGATGATGTTCGTAGCATTTCATCAGGGAGGGAACAAAGTTACTCGCATACTCACTCGATCTGCAGAGGTGCAGAATATGATTTACTTTCCGATAGATTGGGAGCAGCGTTGGCCTCAGTTCGCGCGAGCTCTTAAAGGTTACCGCAAAGTTGGCAAGAATGGCCACGATGACGCTCCCGATGTTTTGACCGGCATGGTAGAGCATTTCCGCAAAGATACCACTGCTCCAATCAAAGGAACACCTACCAGATACAGTAATGAAAGAAAGTAACTAACTGACCTAAGCAGTTCACTAACTATCAATCAAAGCGTGTAAACGCATAGGGATTAAGTAAGTAACTTTGAATATGTCAAAGATGAAACCCCATAAAAAGCAGAAGATGAAACTCACTACCTATGGCGAGTTTTTAGTGCTTTTGCCCTGCTGCACCGAGGAACATACCGAGGAAATCAGGGAGACCCTCAGGAAAGCCAAGCCTCCGGCATACGTCAATGGTGTGGAACTCCCCAAGAACCTGAACACGATAACCTACGGCCAACTTGACGACCTCAGTAGAATAACGCAGGGACACGACCCCGCAGTGCAAGTGTTCAAAATCCTACTGGATATTGATGCTCAAGAGGTCTATCAGATGAATGTCTTTGATGTGTTCGGGTTCGTTAACTTCTGCCGAGCGGAACTGGAGCGTATCAATAAGCTCTTTGAGGCAGTCGCCCCCACTCATACGTCTGAGGAGATTGCGGCCGGCATTGAGGACTTGAATTTCGGCACATTCGGTGTCATAGACTGGTACGCCCGTCGTATGGGGATAACCAACCAAGACGAGGTTTATAGCGTGGCGTGGGTGCGTATCTACACCTGCATGAAGAACGATAACGAGCAGTCTGAATACGAGAAACGCCTCAATAAGCAATATCTCAACAAGTATAAGGCCAAGAAGTAATGGAAAGCGTAGGTTTCGATAATCAGGAAATGTTAGGTACGGTCGAAGGTAAGATCCGTGCCGTTGTGCGTTCTCTCGGGCCGGGTATTGAGTATCAGTTCTGCAACTGGGCGCAAGCAAACGTGGCTCTCGATGGCGTAACTATGCCGACTATAGTTTACGTTCTGCCTCCCTCCGGAACTCTGTTATTCAAACGCAATCACGTCAAAGATCGGCCGAATACTCAGATTGCTTTTGTCTGCTCCACGGAGTTTGACTTTGAGGGGACTGAGAACGACGGCATAATCGAGGCTATGAAACGTTTGGCCATTCGGTTTGTCAAGGCGTATAATGAGAGTGGCCTCTTTGAACAAATTGACGGAGAGGTGCAGTATCAGGTGCTGTATGACCACCTCGACCAAAACGTAACGGGAGTCATGCTGACTCTGACAATCATCGAGGAAGAAGGTATCAGTATTTGTGCTGACGAGGTGCGTAAGTAATCAATAACTTGCATATAGGATAATATGGCTAACATTCAGGAAGTATTGCAGACTCACTTGGAAAACGTCAAGTCCAAAGTGGCTCAGGCTATGACCGACAACCAGCGCAACGCGAGTGGCCGGTCTGTGGCCTCGCTGACCGTGGCCGTAAATGGCAACGTCGGTACGCTGTATGGTAGCAAGTCCTTCCTCGCAATGGAACGTGGCCGCAAAGGTGGCAAAGTTCCCCACGGCTTTGTCGGGATAATCAAACAGTGGATTATCGACAAAGGAATTTCGGTAGCACCTATTCCGGCCAAGAGAAGAAACGTCAAGTACACTCCGCATGAACGTGGCCTGAACTCCTTTGCCGGAGCAGTGGCCTACAAGATAATGAAAGAGGGAACACGCCTCTACAGAGACAGAGAGTTTAACGATATCTTTACCTCGGCTGTTAACGAAGAATTAGAACTGATGAGCAAGGAACTCATGTTTTACACAGCAGAGAGCATTGCTCACATAAACGATACACTCTGATGAGAAATACTACATTCGACATACTTAGTTTAGGCAGATGCGTGGCTCGTTATCCAGACGAGGTGTGCTTTGCTTTCAACCCTAACTATATAGAAATAGAGTCTGAGTGGAAAACTGCTACTCTCACAATAGAAGTGGCTGAGACTCGCGGTAACTCATCTGCCAACAAGCAGATTATAAAAACATCTATGAGAGATGGTGCTGCCAAGATTTATATGTCGCGTCTCTTTGAGTTGTTATTCGAGAACCCAAGATTACATCGTAGCCTTGAGGTGGTAGTATTGGTCAAGATTGGAACTATCCTGCTCTTTAGTTTTGACACGATAGTCATTTGGGGAAATCTTGCAGTTGGGGAGAGATTTGGTGCATACGGAGTGTATGACCACACCTCAGGAAAGCAGTATTTTGAGAGGAACCTGATTTGGTTTAAGCATTTTCCGTTCAACGTGTCTCTGTTCAGATATAACTACGATGTGGAGTTTTTAGGCAGATATGATGGCGGTTTCTATGATAAAGACCCGATTTACCAAGACGATAAGGTAATGGAGTTTGATGTTATAGACAAATTCAATTCGGCCCTGACAGTAGTTGACTCAACAGCCTCCGGAGGAAAGGTAGTTTATATGACTCAGTTCAAGAGGTTCGTTATGCTGAAAGATGATAAGTGCTACGGATCGTGGACTGCTGACGCAGCAAACAATCAAGGTACTCAGGATGGATATTGCGACATCAACAACAGCATGAAACCGCTCAAAGATACAACGTATCTACTGAGAACAAATGCCGGATTTGAACGCTATCGTTTTGTCGGCGATGAACTTGAGTGCTTTGGTATTTACGCCGTGCGAGGATTTAAGGATATATCAGCGCAACACGTTTTTCCAAAAGCCACTCGCTCTGCCACTATCAAGTATAAAATCTCTGATGAGGACCGACGCACGTCAGTATTTGATAGAACCTTTGACTACACATTCTTTCAGACAGGAGAGAATGTTGCTCTCGTAAATCTGACAGTCAGCAATGAGACGTCCGGCCACTATTTGCGATGGATTGACCGGCAGGGAAACTTGCAGTATTTCCTGTTCAAAAAGGGCAAGATAAGTCATAAGAATAAACTTGGCTCTGATATAGTGGCCGATGATTTTGATGTGAACGGTATGTATTTCGCAAATCATGTTCGGACTCGTAGTCTGGACTGCTCGGTTACGATGAAGTGTTGCGCAGTAAATCTTCCAAAGGATATTTACGACTACGTTGTAACAATCCTGTCTGCTCCCATAGTTGACCTGTATAGAGGTAAGGACGAATTTGGGGAGGAGATATGGCAGCCTGTCAACATACAGTCGAGCACTGCAGATTATGACCCCAAGAAGATACTGAATGACCTCGAGTTTACTTTCGCCATTCCTGATGTTAACTCTCAATCTCTTTAAACCATGACAGAAGAACTCTATATCATCGACGGGGCAAAGAGGTTGAAAGTAGACCTCTCAATTCCAAGTGGGATAACCCTCAGTTTCCAGAGCAATATCTTCGGAGACCTCTCGAAGATAACCTGCTCTCATACCTATACGTTCAAACTACCTCTCACGGCTAATAATCGTCGCGTGTTCGACAATGCTGACGATATTCGTTGCGTATCCAATAAGATACGACGTAGGTTAAAAGCTGAGTATGTTCAGAACGGCATACCGTTGTTCTCGAATGCAAATCTTTATATAGAGAGCACAGATGCGTGTTTCAATGCTATAATGACATGGGGAGTTATAGACGGCTTTCAGACTCTCAAAGATAACGATATCTCAATCCGAAAACTAAACCTCTCGGCTCGTCCTGTTTTCGGCCCGTGCAACGCTAAGATTGATGAGTACAGCAACACTGCCGATTTCGTTCAGCCTCTATACAACGCTGGATTGCCCTACATCTCAGCCACCGGCCATAAAGATAGTTATGATACCTACTCAGTATTTCCACTCCCAGCGATACCTGCTTTCCGACTGCTCCAGTTAATCAATGCTCAGTTTGGTACAAAGTTTAATCTCGGCTCATCGTATAAATATGGAGATACTACGGCCAATCACGACATTATAAGTTTCGGAGTAATCCCATGTGTCAATGTAGACCAGCAAAAGGAAAACGAAGATGATGTAGTTAGTTGGAAAACATATCTCGGAACAAATATGGTAGGCACTTTATTTGGTGTCGATCATGTATTAGGAGGTTCGACTAACCACCCGGAGGCCCCTGCTGGGTCAGGATATTCGATAACAAAAGACTCAAACAATTATGCCGTTGGTATAAAAGTTCTAAGCGATACAAGTACAAACCTTGAGGTTGACGGCTGTATCTATGCTAAATTTACGCATGAACCGGGCCAATACAATGGGCAAGGACGTGTAGAGATGGGCGCTCCTGATACAACAGGTATAACTCCTAAATTGACTTTTTACTATACAAAAAACGGCACTTCGTCAGTATCTTTAGGTTCTGTAGAAGGAAAGTTTTCGTGGGATAACGACTGGTGCTGGAAATTTGATTTTTCTAAAGAACGAGGTAAAGACAGACTATCAATCGAAGTACCTCCGAATGCCACTATATTTATGGCTATCGAGGCAGAGGCAAACGCACTGCAGATGTCCTCATCAACGGTATGGAAATTGGTTACGTTTTATCCGTCTGTTGACGCAGGTAATATTCAGTGGAACAAACCAGAGGCAAGTGCCGGCTCTTTTGAGTTTGACCTTATTAGCAATATGCCTGATATTAGTTGCATGACATTCGTAAAGTCGTTGTTTTTTATGATGGGAGCATTCCCCTCATTCAACACAGACGGAGAGATTGTACCTCTATTTTATACGGCAATCAGGGATAATCTGCTCGCCGGTCATTCCGTGGACTGGAGTGTAAAAATGACAACCAAGATTTCAACGCTCCCAACTAAGACTACATATAGTGTCAGTGGTTTCGGACAGCGGAACTACTACATTATGAAGAATGATAACTTAGAGGGTGATGAGGGAGAAGATGAGACTGATGTATATGAGTCTGGTATCGGTATGGTGTTCGTTCAGAATGAGGTCATAGAAAGGAATAAGACAATTATTCAGTTGCCATTCTACGCCCCATATATCAAGAACAAAAAGTCTCCGTTCATAGCAACCGGCAACACGATGAAATTCTGGTATGCAGAGAATGATGAGGTTAAGACTAAAGAGGCCAAGCCTTGCTTTGGCATAGTCAAGCCATTCGCTCAGACGACCAACGGCTCGGCTACTGGGATTGTGTGGATGAGTATGCAAGTATGGAACGACTTTCCGAAAATCAATTCAGATCCGTCGTATTCGTATCTCTCAATGATAATGGATAACCCGATAATCATTACAGAGAACCTCATGCTGAATGAGCATGACCTACGCACCCTCGATTATACGGTGCCAGTATATCTATCCAAGTATAACGCATACTTCGCTATCGTGTCAATTACACGAGACAGCAAGGGTGTTAGCAAATGTGAACTCTTAAAACTCCCCGAGGAAGAATATTATGGCTGATGAAGTACAAACCAAGATATTAGAGATTGAGGTCAACTATGATGACGCTCTGACCAAAATCGCTCAATATCGAATTGAGGTTGAAAAGGTCAAGGAGCGTCAGAAAGAACTCAAGACTGCTCTCAAAGAGGGGCGTATATCTCAGGAGGAATACCATAAGAGCATGGAGTCCTCTAAGATGGTTATAAGCCAGATGAATAACGCCATAAGTACGTTGACCAAGCAAGTCTCCAATCAGATTAAAATTCAGAATGAGCAGAAAGGCTCTTTGACCCAGTGGCGTGCTGAGCTCTCGAACCTCACTGCTGAATATGACCGGCTAAGCCAAAAGGAACGAGAGGGAGCAAAGGGGCAGGAACTCAAGGCCAAAATCAATGAGGTTACGACTGCTCTCAAGGATTGCGAGGCTGAGACTCAACGCTACTATCGAAATGTGGGTAACTATCCTCAGGCTATGGCACCCATGAAAGAGCAGTTGGATATTCTCGTGGCCAAACTTAGCGAGATGAAGGCGGCCGGCCTTGATACATCTCCTGCATTTGAGCAGATGTCAAACCAAGCAGAGGAACTGCGAGATAAACTCGCTGAGACCTCAGAGGAGACCGCAGCAAGTGGAGAAAAAATGCAGGGCGGTATCAATGAACTTGTCGCAGTGTTCGCCGTATGGCATACGACTCTCGAAGGACTCGGTGTTAAGAACGAGGACCTGAATAGAACCATATCAATATGCGTTACTGGAGTTACTGCTGCAGCAACGGCATATCGCATCTACAATGCTGCTCAAAAAGAGGGTGCGATCCTCGCAGCCGCCACAGCTGCAAAGACATGGATTTTGAACACTGCTCTTGCCGCAAAGATTACGGCCATGACAGGTGTAACTGCGGCCACCGGCGGTGCCACAGTAGCAACTACACTCTGGAACGCTGCTCTGTATGCTAACCCCCTCGTTTGGCTTATCGGCATAATCGTGGCCGCTGTCGCTGCAGTGTATGGTCTTATTAAGGCATTCTCATTCTTTTTCTCAGATAGCGAGAAACGCAAAGAGGCACTCAAAAAAGAGGCTGAGGCTCTTGAGGAGCTCCATGCTCTAAATGAGAAGGCACTCGAAATGGCCGCTGCTCGCGGTGCCACTGAGGAGGAACGTGCCCGGAAACAGATAGAAAATCTCAAGGCTGAGTCAGATGCGTGGGAGAGGCATTTTGATAAAATCAAAGAGGAGTATGACGAGGACGATGAGGAATACAAGGCTGCCCTCGATAGCAAGAAGAAAGCTCACGAGGACTTTATGGCCTCTCTTGACGACGCCCTCATCAGCCTAACGAAAATCCAAACTGAGCAACGTGAGTATGAACGTAAAGAGGCTCTCGGCGAATATGAATACAAGCGCACTCTCATTCGGGAACAGACCAAACAGCAAATCGAACTGGCCAAGACCCTGCTCAAATACAACAAGATTACTAAGGCTGAGTATGATGCGCTCGTGTTTGACCTGAATAAACTCCAGACTCGCAAACTTGCCGAGGTTGATACTGCCGAAACTGATGCAGCCAACAAAGCGGCAGAGTCTCGGAGAAAGGCAGCGGCCGACGCTGCAAAGGCGACCGCTGATGCTGCAGCCAAAAGAGCCGAGGCAGAGAAGAAAAGGCAAGAGGAATACTATGCCGAGGTGGATAAGGCTCAGGATGCTCTGCTGGCTCTGATTAAAGAGGGTTTTGATAAGCAACTACAAGCGGAGAACCTTGCTTATGAACGTGGACTCAAGGCCCTGCGTGAGAAACTGGCTAAGTACAAAACTGAGTCAGAGTATGATGTGAAAATGCGTCAGGCTATCAATGACCAAATCTACGCTTTAACGACGAGCCATCAGAGAAAGGTTGCAGAGTTTGAGTGGTCAGAGGCTCAGAGACAAATCAAAGTTCAGCAGGAGCTGATACAGTCAAAACTCGACCTCGTTAAGAAAGGGACTCTCGATGAGATGAACCTGCGATATGCAAGTATCGACGAGGAAGAAAAGGTTGCTAAGGCAGAACTGCAGAAACGTATTGATGACGGACTGCTGACCCAAGAGCAAGGTAATCAGTTACGCCTCGATCTTGAGGAAAGTTATCGCCGCAAACGTCTGGAGTTGGCCGAGGAATATGACCAACTCGACCTCGACCGCCAACGTGCCGCCCTGCAAGCAGAGATTGACGCAATGCAGTTGGCCGAAGATGAAAGGCAATTGAAAGTAAGAGACGGCTACGAAATGTCAGACCATGCCTATGCTGAATGGCGTGAGCGCGGTCTCGCTGAAATGGACGAACATCAACGTGCGCTGTTGCTCAAGGCTGAGGAGAATGCACAGGCTGAACTTGAGGCATTGCAGGCCCGTGGCCAACTATCTACTCAGACAACTGAGGAATACGAGGCCGAGATACTTTCGGCCAAGCAGAAATCGGCACAAGCACAAGCCAACACCAATGCTCAGATTATCCAGAATGAGCAGGCAAAGGCTCAAGCCATGAAGTCGGTCACGTCCTCTCTGACTGGTCTCCTTGACACACTTGGAGAGAGTAACAAGGCTTTTGCCAAGATGTCGAAAATCATCACTCTCGCTCAGATTGCGATTGATACTGGTAAGGCTCTTGCTGCCGGTATCGCATCAGCCTCGTCTGTTCCGTTCCCCGGAAACCTCGTGGCCATAGCAACGACGGTGGCCACAGTGCTTGCGAATGTAGCAACTGCCATATCGACAGTGAAGTCAGCCAAGTTTGCTAAGGGTGGTAAGGTCAACGGCCCGGGCACAGGCACAAGTGATGATGTTCCGGCCATGCTCTCGAATGGCGAGTTTGTTATGACAGCCAAAGCTACCAAGATGTTTGAGCCTCTACTCGTGGCCATGAATGGAATAGGACGTGGAGTGCCTATGCAGGTCGCTGGCGCGTCCGACCGCATTACGACGGCCGATATGCTTACCAATTCATTTGAGGCCGCTGCAAGCGAAATAAAGCCTGTTGTGTCGGTTGTCGAAATATCCGATGTGCAGAACCGCGTCGATATAATAGAGAACCTCGACAATTACTAATAGACCAATGACCACATACGAACTACTCAGATCATCAGAAAATCTGCTGCGGCTTATTGTCGCAAACCGCATAGCCTTAACCGACGTGACCCACCTTGAAATCTTTGCTCAATACGAGAAGATGAAGAAAGAGGGCCACAAGGTAGGCTATATCACGGTACATCTTGCAGACAAGTACGGCATGACTGAACGTGGTATCTACAAGGTGGTGCGGAGACTCAGCAAGAATGTTGAGTTTCCTGAATGATGTATGAAAGTGGTCGAGAAATGAAAAGAGGTTTTATAATTATTCTGCAACTCTCGCAAGTGAGCCACCAAAGAACTTGATTGTCTCATCGCTATCACGGCCGGCGATAGATTTACCCATAGCCAACTCGATACGGTCAAGCAGACGTATGGCTCGGTCAATAATGAACCCCTCGAAATCATCTGAGGCTAATAGGTCAAAGTTTATTTTGTGAGACGAGATAGTTTCCCTGATTTGGTCTTGAGACAATCCTTTGTTTGCCATAGTGCGTATGTACTCACTGGGAGCACGGCCGCCTATGGAACGGTTAGTGCCGGCATAGATGGGCGTTTTGTTTACGACCGAGTTCCATTTCGAGATGTCGTACCTCGACGCACAGTAGGTCTGCGGAAAGATATGATGAATGTCCGTGCTCTCGTCAAGGTAGGTAGCCACGTTCATGCGGTTGGCGCTCATAAAGTCGAGAGGAGCGTCCTGCAAGATTAAAGCCATGACTCCCTTATAAGCTGCACTGTTTCGCGTCTGCATGGTCAGCAATCGGCCCGGTTGCATATTGGCTCTGCTGACAGTATCGGGGACTGAGTCACCTGAAATTTGGTTGAACACGCCCACGATGTCGAGAATATAACGGGTCTCGTTTGCACCGCCGTACAACTCTCCGAATACTCCACTCCAGTACCAACGGCTAAGAATGTCTTTATTGGTCTGAATGGCCAGATTGACCCCAGCGATGTCTGCGTATGCAAAGATAGCGGCCAATGGTATCAGTTGGGACGTATAGGGCAGGTCTATGTAGGTATAGACTCCCTGATGAACGAGAAAGTCTGCGGCCTTGAGAAACCCATTCACGAGGCTATCGTGGCAAGATTTGTAGTCGGCCAAAGTAAGTTTCAGCACGTCTCGTTTCTTGCATGACACCACAGCATTATCAGGGTCTGCGCAGTATTTCTTGTATGATGTCAGAAGGGCCATAGCGGTAAGGAAATTCGTACTGCTAACCCCTCGAAGAATATCACTACGGCTAATGAATTTCGCTGAGATTTCGTCCCAGTCCTTACGAATGTCGTACTCCTCTGCTGCAAACGATGCTGTTACCAATTCAAAGACGGTAAGTTTCACACCACCTGTATTGACATTCTCAAAGATTTGGCAGACGGCCTCTTTGCTCGTATCCTTAGAGAGAGTAATCACAGGCAACTTATATTTCTGAATACCCGAGAGGACTTTGCTCTGGAACGCCTGATACAGCGGCACAAGTGTCGGATCAAAACTCACAAGGCCTAACAGCCAATTTGTGGTGTCAGTATTAGAGAAAGCAACCTTGAGGGGGAACATCAACTCAGCATATTCTCTCTCCGGCGTTGTCAGGTCAAGTTTCACATCTCGGCCGATATTCTCCGTGAGCACCTTGCTTTCAGGCACAGACACCACGGCCTCGAGCATACTGGTATGAGGATTGAGCGCCTCTCTAATGTTCAGGTAATAATATCGTTTCTCTCGACCTTTATTGGCGTTGACCAAAGTAGGGCCTCCGCTCTTGAATACTTGGAATAATGTCGTGAGTCTTTGTTGGCCATCGAGTACCAGCCTATCGGGGTCGACACCTGCCGACTGCTCTGCGCCAGTGAACGTGCGGTATGTAAAGTGGACTGCTGGATTACCTGTTTCGAGGAACATCGCTGCTCCCATAGGAAAACCGGACGCAATACTCTCTATGAGTTTGCAGATTTTCTCATCGTCCCACACCCAGTCTCGTTGAAAGTCCGGGAGTTGAATTATTCCACTCTCAATCTGAGAGAGTAGTGTATCGAGGTTGGTGTCGTTAGAATATACTGGCATAAGCGTTGGGCGCAGAATGACAAAGGAACGATCTTGCGTCCACATAAAAAGCGTGGACTCCTTATGTGTCGTTCCAAAGCATCGCCAAACGCTTACCATAAGCACAGAAGATAGCCCACGCTATGCGCATGAGCATCAACTCGCAGCTATTGTGGTTACGTTCTTTGGATTGGCGATTTTAGGAACGATGATACAAGCTAACGCAAAATATGTTTATCCTGATGTAATTCTACATAGGCGTTTCGTTTAAGATTTTCGGTGCAAAGATACTAAAAAAGCCTTATATGGAATATATTAACCATAGATAAATTTGCAGATATGATAATTTCGGATAAGAATGACCTGATAAGGCACAAGATTTGAGTGAGTAAATGTGTATGTGGGCGAAAGTTAAATCATTGAGTATAAGGCAATTTAACCATTCAAAAACTTGCCTATATGATAATTTATGTGTAGATTTGCATATATAAAAATAACACTTAAACCCCTAAGGATTAACGAATAAGCAATCCCAAAAAAATAACGATACAAGATGAAAAAGTACATCGCAACATTCAACCGCTACAATCCTCAGTTGGGCAACTCCCTCAGGACTCAGACTATCGAGGCCCGCACGTTGGCCTCTGCTACCAAGAAAGCAAAGGCTATAGCCGATGCCTGTATCTATGGCTCGATGTCTCTTAAAAGTGTTGAACTCGCATAACTTTGAGATATGACCACCAAAGAAAGTTTTGATGCGCTGGCCGCTATTGAGGCTGAGAAGAACCCGTACGAGTTTACTCGTGAGGAATGGCGCACGTTTACTGAAGAACAGAAGAACGCTCGATATGAACTCCAACGGCAATGGAAAGACGAGCATGATGCCAGATGGCTGAAAGCAGTTCACGATATAGTGCCGGAAGTCGGACTCCCCTGCACAATCATCTACTGGAGCGATAAACGTGCGGCCACAGTAACTCGCATAGTCTCTCCCTCTAAGATTGAAGTTATGCACAATGAGGTCGAATGTCTCGACTATTACGCCGGTAACTACAAAGTCTTGCCTAAGATCGACACTCACATGGGAGTTGACGTGTTCACAAAGCGTAGAAACGGCTTGTGGGTAATGGAGGGCCAAAAATCCAAAGATGGCGTAAAGCTCATGCTCCACTATCAGAGACATTACATCGACCCAAGTTATTAAGCAAATAAGTAACCCCAAACGAAACATAGATGGATAAACAAATCATCAAAGCACTCTACGGAGTGGCCTCGAAAGACAATGTGAACCCCATACTGAATGGAGTCCACTTCGAGGAACAGCGGTGCTATGCCACTGACACGCATCTCCTCGTTATCTACAATGAGGGCAGTGAGAAACACGCTGGGAAAACTCTCAGCATCAAAGGAGAGGAGATAAAAGGCCAATATCCCCCTGTTGATAAAGTCATACCGAAAAAGTTGACCAATCCTCTGACTCTTGATTTCGGTCAGTTGCAGAGGGCCTGCGCGTGGTGGGGAAAACAATCAGACCACCACATCGAGGACAAAGTAGTGCTGCGTAGCACTTGCCTCAACATCGCCTATCTGCAAAAACTCCTCTCGTTATTCGTACTGACTCACGAGACACGAGAAATGACGCTCTACCTGAACGCAGACAAGTCTCGCCCCATAGTGGCCGTTAGCAACTCATTCAGAGCGCTCCTCATGCCCTGCCAGTATGCTGAGGACTCAGTGGACGAAGAACGACCAAGCGAGGACTGCTCGGTAACAATCTCCTACGAGAACCTCATCAACACATACGCTATCGAGAGCGCTAAACCCAAAGAGAAGAAACCAGACACTATGGACTGGCTCTAAGTCAAACATCAAAATCAAGAAGAAATGCAAGTTAAGAATATCAAACTATCAGAGATAGCACCCAGTCCCCTCAATCCTCGTAAGACATTCGATGAGGAGGCAATCAAAGAACTCGCCCAAAGCATCGACCAGAACGGTCTCATTCAAGCAATCACTCTCCGCAAGAAGAAAGGAGAGAATGGCGAGAAATATGAAATCGTATGTGGCGAGTGCCGCTACCGCGCACATATCTACCTCGGACGCGAGACAATCGAGGCGGTTATCAAGGACCTCGACGACAAGCAGGCATTTGTTGTAATGGCCATCGAGAACCTGCAGAGAACCAATATTGACCCTCTTGAGGAGGCTGCAGCTCTCAAGCATCTCTACTCAAAGGGAGAGGTGCCGGTCAAAGAAATCGCAAAACTCCTCGGCAAGAGTACCAGTTTCGTTGTCAACCGCATTCAGTTGAACAACATAACTAAGGAGTTTGTGGCACTGCTCCGCGACGGCACTCTGAACCTGATACATCTTCAGGAAATCGCCAAGCTGACCCACGAACAGCAGACAACTTTGTGGGAGCAGTGTTTTCAGCCGGCCAATATCGAGCAATGGACTTTCAAGACACTCAAGATGGAGCAACTCAAAGAGTGGATAGATGTCAATGTCATGGGTGCGTTGTCTGCGGCCCGTTTCGACTTGGCAGATGAAACCTATACCACCTGCAAAGCATGTAAGGGGTGCAAGTTTAACACTGCGTCGTTCCCCACTCGGTTCAAGGACACAGACAATCCTCGCTGCATGAAAGTAGACATGTTCCGGGCCAAGAACCAAGAGGCAGTGCTACGCCAAGCAAAGGAACTCGGCTATCAGACAATCTATGTGGGGACTCCCGACGAAAACAAAGAAATCGTCGCTGCAGCAAACGCCATGCTCCTATACCCTCAACCCCTCGGCAACAGAGAGTACCTTGTAGAGCCTGTGGCTCCCTCAGAGGACTCTTTCTCTGACCCTGAACGATACAAGAAACGCCTCGAAAGTTACGAGCGTGTGCGCTCGGTCTTTGATGAGAATATTGAGGCCGGACTCGTAATCAGAGTATTCGAGATAAGTTACAAGGGCATACTGAATGGCGAGGTCAAGTACCTCTACAATCTCCAAGCAGACGATAACGGCGAGGCTGACACTGACATAGAACAGCAACATCAGCAACTCTCTCAGTATAAAATGGAGCTCCGGGCCATCGACGAACAGCGTATGGTGGAGCGTGTCAATCGACAGCGAGCATTCATGGAGACTGCTCCTTATGCTGAACGCTCAGGACGGATCGATGACACCGAGGAAGGAGTTTTTATCGCCCTGCTTGCGAGTCGTCTATCTCCGGAATTCCGCAAGACTCTCGGAGTTGATACCGATACTGCGCTCAATGTGTCTGCCATGCTGACAAAGGTATCAAGCCACAAATACGCTATCATACGAGAGTTTATGCGAACCATGCTCTCCGATAAGAGCGTTTGCTACTCTGAAACATTTGCCTCACTGCTTGACCTGACACTGCAGAACAGCAACAAAGAGGACGTGGCCACGATAGATCAGCAACTCACGGCTGACTATGAGGCAAAGTGCCGTTCCTATCAAGCGAGAATTGCTGAACTGGAAAAGGCCCTGCAAGATAAGAAAGAGACCACTGATGTTGCACCGGCTCAAACTGAGGATGTAGCCTAACACCAACATATCGGGAGCGGCCACGGTCGCTCCCCTCTCAATCTCTATAAGAATGAACGAAGAAAACATAATCCTCCTACATGAAGGCGACGTGTGGCTCTCGAATAGCTCCCTGCACTTACTCGGCATCTTTACTACCCAAGAGAGTCTTAACGTGTATTTAGGCGATATGCTCTCCAGTGGGATAATAGACCAATACGGCTATGATTGCTTGTCAGGGAAAATACCAACAGCGCGCGGGCAAGTTCAGATGGATAACTCGGCCTTTATGATAGAGTATGTCGAGGTTAATCCTACAAAGTACGATAATTAGTAAATCCTACACAATCCATAGACAAGAGGTGCCGAAATCGGTGCCTCTTTTCGTTTGTAAGCAAAAGTTAAAAATGGTGTAAGTAATAGATATTCAGCGTATTACGTTTGTATATATGATAATTTTTGTGTAGTTTTGCATATACAAAATGAAACATAACACCCTTAAAGATAACAAGATATGGGATACGTTAAGAACTCTAAAGGCTGTGAAATAAGCGCCTCGTTCCACAAGAAAAGCGACTTTTTCTCGCTGGCCATGCTCAATCAAGAAAGAGAAAATTTCAAGGAGACAATCAGACACCGGCTTGTG